GAATACATCTTAGTATAAGACTCTAGTTGGTGTTGGTTAACATCTTTGTCGTTAAATGATCCATCATTAAATTCTGATTTTAATTTAGACCACATTTTAATTTCACGCATTCTATGCTTAGCAACTTTTTCCATAGATGCTTTACCAAATCTAGCTTCATCTAAGTCTATTTGGTATTTGGTTGCTTTGTATTCGTCTTCTTCTTTATCTAATTTTTTCTCTAACCATTTTATCTTTGCTTCGTTTCTTCTGTATTCAAAAGATAAATGCATAAGGTTGTCTAAATAACTAGATTGTTCTCTTACACACTGCCAATACTTTGCAGCTTTGGTTGGGTATCTATTATCTTGTAACACAGAAAACCTTGCTTCTGTTTCTGTTCGAAACATTTGTTTCTTGGTCCATGTGTCACGAAGCTCGTCCACCATACCTTTAAACGAAGACAAATCTTCTTGTGTTAATAAATTATTTAAGTGAGGTTCCTCACCTTGTATTACTTCTTTTACATCTTTTTTCATATCTTTATATCCTTCTTATTTTTCTTATACACTTTCTATAAATAATATCAAGTATTAAGAAACTGTAAATGTCACCGTTTGTTCAACTGGACGAGTAAGTTCTTCAGTCAAATTATTTGCTGGCGCAGCATCTCCACCAAAAGCTAAACCTAATGTTGCAATTCCTGCACCTCCTAAACCCTTTCTAGCAGCGTTTAAACTAGTTATCGATGTCCAAGTAGATCCATTCCAAAACTCACTAGCTGATTGTCTAGTTCCAGGTTGATCCGCTCCTCCAAACGCTATGACACTTGTATTATTAGCTCCTCCACCACCGATAAGTCTTCGTCCTGTGTTTAAATCACTAACTTCTGTCCAACTAGTTCCGTTCCAAGATTCTGTCAATTGATTTGTAGCTGGTTGAGGTTCTCCACCAAAAGACAAAGCAGAGGTATACGTTCCAGCTGATCCCATAGCATTTCTAGCAGTATTTAAATCGTTAGTCTCTGTCCAACAAGTTCCATTCCAAGATTCTGTTTGAGTAAGATCAGTAGATTGATAACCACCAAAACATAAAGCTGCAGTGTTACTTTCACCAGATCCACCAGATACATATCTAGAGGTATTTAAATCATTTTTATTAGTCCATGTACTTCCATTCCATGACTCTGTTGACGCAAGATGTGAACTACTATCATTTTCTCCTCCAAACGCTAAAGTAGAAGTATAAGAAATTTTAGAAGAAGCAAGTTGTTGTCTCGCAGTATTAGTATCAGTTATTTCAGTCCAGGTTGTACCATTGTATGATTCTACCTGTTGATCATCCACAGGATTTCCTCCAATGGCTATTGCAGCTGTTTGTGTACCAGCGCCAGCTAAATTTTGTCTTGCACTATTCATGGCATTAGCAGTGGCCCAAGATCCTCCAGTATTTATTTTAAAACCTTTTACAGCTTTATCTGTTGAGTTATACCACATCTGTCCATTCTCTGGATTAGGTGGATCAGTTGTTACTGATTTAATATGTGTTCCTATAATATCTTTGTAATTACTCATAATTAATCCGTACTTATTGTTTTAACCACTTCTGAAGTTCCACTCCATACCTCTGTTGACGCGCTTGCTGAAGGTGTTAATCCACCAAATGCTAAAGCTGCTGTATTAGATCCATTTGTAGATCCAGCTAAATATCTTCTTCCAACACTAACGTCTGTAGTTTCAAACCAACTAACTCCATTCCAATCTTCTGTGTTTGTTATGAATGCAAGTGGAGGCACAGGACTTCCTGCAAAAGCTAAAGCTGCAGTTGTTGAACCTGATCCTGCTAATCCAAATCTTTCTTGATTAAGATTATTTACTTCGGTCCAAGAAGTTCCATTCCATACTTCTGTTGAATCTTTTCCTGGTTGACCACCAAAACATAGTGCAGCTGTGCTAGTTCCAACTCCTCCTGCTGCTCTTTTATCTTCGTTAAGATCAGCCGTTTCTGACCAACTTGTTCCATTCCATAATTCATTTTTAGCACTTGATGATGGTTCTTTACCACCAAAACATAAAGCTGCCGTATTATTAGCTGCTGCTCCCATAGCCTCTCTTCTTGCAGTGTTTAAATCTGCTTTTTCAGTCCAAGCTGAACCATTCCAAGACTCAGTTTTACCTGTGTTAGGGGGAGCGTCACCACCAAAAGCTAAAGTTGATGTATAAGTTCCACCAGCTGAAAGAACCTGTCTAGCTGTTCCTAAATCTGTAGTTTCTGTCCAAGTTGATCCATTCCATAATTCTACTAAAGCTCTATATGGACTACCACCCATTGCTAAACTATTTGTTGATGTTCCTGAGCCAGCTAAATCACCTCTAGCTGTGTTCATGTTTGAACCAGTTGCCCATGCTCCAACAGCCACAGATGTATTCCATTCTTCTACTGAAGAACTAGCTAATAAAGCATTTGTTGAACCAGAACCTACTCCCATACCTTCTTGTCTTGCAGTGTTTAAATCAGCATCCTCAGTAAAACTAGTTCCATCCCAAACTTCTGTATTAGCCACAGCTGGTTCTCCACCACCTATTGCTAGAGCTGCTGTTTCAATTCCAGCACTACCTAAAAAAGCTCTTGATGTATTTAAATTATTAACTTCAGTCCAGCTAGTTCCATTCCAAGTTTCACTCACATTAACATAAGTTGTTGAATATCCTCCAAAACCAAAAGCAGCCTCGTTGTCTGTTCCAACTCCACCTATACCGTATCTAGCTGTATTTAAATTATTTGTTTCAGTCCAACATGTTCCATTCCAAGATTCTGTATCACCTGTCGCTGCTGTTGAATATCCACCAAAACCTAAAGCTGATGTTGATGTTCCCGCACCACCTAATGAGTTTCTTGCTGTATTAAAATCATTGACTTCAGCCCAACATGTTCCATTCCAAGTTTCTGCGTTAGTTACTCTGGGGGTACCAGCTCTTCCTGAAAATACTATAGATGCTGTGACTGATCCAGACTTAGAACTATCTAATTGGTATCTTGCAGTATTACCATCATTCACTTCAGTCCAAGCTGATCCATTCCATGTTTCAGTTTTAGCTGTTGATGGAAGCCCAAAAGATACGATACCTGCAGTGTATGTTCCATCTCCCGCACCACTATTTCTTGGAGTATTAAGAGAAGTTATAGTTCTAAAAGAAGTGATAACATTTGGAATTTCGTATTTTGAAACATTATCGGTTTTATTATACCATACGTCTCCCTCTATCGGGTTATCAGGGTTAGTAGTATAATCCCGAATCTTAGTTCCTCTAACTTCTTTATAAGTAGCCATTTAAAATTTTACTCCTCCAATATAATATCAGCAGGTCTTGGATTGTCATCTGTTTTTTCTTCTTCAGGTAACGCATCCCACGCAGCTTGTGACGCTTGAACTTCTGCATCAACTAATGCTTGAGCTTCGTCTTTTGTTTTTAAGACACCCGCCACTTTGGCAATCCAAAGATTAGCATGTTTGTTGTATGCAGGAACTTGCCAAACATTAGCTGGGTAACCTCTAAACGTGATTCTAAAAGATTCATCGTGATCGATAAAACCTTTTCCCCAGTTTTCTGCTACACAGTATTGATATGTTTTTGCCATAGTTTCCTCCTTATTAATCTGTTAATACCTTAATTGTATTTGAAACGCTACTCCATTGTTCAGCATCAGCAGTGTTTCCACCAGGTGTGTTTCTTCCAAAAGCAAGAGCATCAGTATAACCACCAGATCTACCAACTCTACCTCCAGCAACATTTAAATCCGATGTTTCTTGCCAACTAACTCCATTCCAATCCTCTGTTTGTGCTTTTGGACTAACACTACCACCAAATGCTAGAGCATTGGTTGTTGTTCCAGCGCTTCTTATTTGTTCTCTTGCAGTGTTTAAATTATTTAATTCTGTCCATGCGGATCCATTCCAGTTTTCATTTGTGTTTGAAACTGACCCTGTTGTACCACCAGTAGCTAACGCCGCTGTATAAGTTCCTGTTGAAGCTAATCTTCTTCTTGCTGTATTTAAATCCCCTACTTCGGTCCAACATGTTCCATTCCAAGATTCATTAACTGCTACTTTTCCAGGGGCACTTGGATCTTGACCTCCAAAAGCTAAAGCAGCTGTAATTATACCTACTCCGCCAAGTTGAGCTCTTGTTGTATTTAAATTGTTAACTTCAGTCCAACATGTTCCATTCCAAGATTCTGTATTATTTGCTTTAGTTCCTGGAGGTGTTTCTCCACCTATGGATAACGCAGATGTATTGTCTGCCCCTGCACCAGCATTTGTAAATCTTGTAGTATTTAAATCATTAACCTCAGTCCAAGAACTTCCATCCCAGGATTCTGTAAGTGCAACTCCCGCTGTTGAAGTTCCTCCATAAGCCAAAGCACTTGTTGATGTTCCATTACTTCCCATTTGTGCTCTACCAGTATTCATACTAGTGCTAGTTGACCATGCTCCGATAGCTGCACCAGCTCCAACCCATTCTTCTGTTAAAGCGCTAGAGGAAGGAAGATCTCCACCAAACGCTAATCCATTAGAAGTTGTACCAGCTGCTTTAATGTGCTCTCTTGCAGTAGCTAAATCATTTTGCTCTGCATAAGATGTACCATTAAATAATTCTGTAACTGCCGTAACAGATCCTGTGCTTCCTCCCATAACTAAAGCAGAAGTTACTACACCAAAACCACCTGCAGAATCTCTTGCAGTGTTCATATCATTAACTTCGGTCCAAGAAGTTCCATCCCAGTTCTCTGTAATAGCTGTTCTAGAACCAGAATTTCCTCCCATACAAAGAGCCGAAGTATTATTTGCACCAGCTCCCTGATTAGTAAATCTTGCAGTATTTAAATCATTGACCTCGCTAAAACATGTTCCATTCCAAGATTCTGTAGCTGCACTATATGAAGTAGCATCATATCCTCCAAAAGCTAAAGCGTTTGAAGTAGATGGCCCGCACCCGCCAAGGGCGTGTCTTGCAGTATTTAAATCATTGACCTCAGTCCAACAAGTACCGTTCCAACTTTCATTTAATGATTGAGTGGATGTAATATATCCACCAATATATAAGGCACTCGTATAACCTCCTACTCCTACTCCAATCCTTCTAGAAGTATTTAAATTATTTACCTCTGTCCAAGATATTCCATTATATTGTTCTGTATTTGCAGTGGTAGTGTTAGAGGCATCTGTTTTTCCTCCAAAACATAGAGCTTGTGTATAGGTTCCTGCAGATCCAACTTGAGATTTAGCTTGATTTAAATTACCACCAGTTCTAAAAACACCAGCTGAAGTAACAGCAGCAAACTGATATTTAAAATCTAGATTAGTAGTATCAAAAAATAATTCTTTTTTTTGAGTGCTAGGTAAATTACCTGCATTGTTTCGGACTGCCGTCCCAATAATGTCCTTATAATCTGCCATGATTAATTATTCTTTAGCAGCCAGCCTTGCGTAGAATCTGTATACACTAAAGTATTTCCTGCTCTTTCTGTTGAAACCGTTAAATCATCAGTTGATCCTACAATTTTTTCTGAACCATTTGCAGATATAGTTAAATTGTATGTATCAAAAGTTCCTGCATAATCTATAAATACAACTTCATCTCCTAAAGTTCCTGCAGGTAGATTCATTGTTATTGCGTTACTAGTTGTATTTACGAAATAACCTTCACCAGCCACAGCTGTAAATGTAGAAGTTTTAACTGCTTGCCAAGAGGTTCCGCCAGATACTTCAGCAAATGATAACTGTCCAACTGCTGTTGTGCCTGATCCTGTAATACTAGCAACTTTTAAAAATCTGTCTGCTGTAACATTTCCTGTTGGAAATTTAAGCTCATAGCTCTGTGAAGCACTATGTGGGGGTGAAGTAAGTTTAATTCCGTGAGAGTTAGATTCACAGTTAAGTTGAATTGAACCTGGGTTTGTTGCACCCATTGCTTCAATAACACCAGTTCCTTTTGGTCTTAAACGTAAATTAAGATTTGAATCACCTCCAACTGCACCAATCTGTGCACCAGAACCTGTTGCAGCGTTTGTTATATCAACATGGTTTACTGCTGATGATGTTGTTTCAAAAATTAATTGTTCGTTTCCGTTTTCATCTCTGATACCATGAGCATCATCAAAGTCTATCATGAAAGAATTAGTATCTAAGTTACCACCTAATTGTGGTGTAGTATCATCAACTAAGTCACTTGCTAATGATATTGTGTCAATACTTGGATTAGTTCCATCATCTGCTTTTGCATATGCAATTACAGTTTTACCGTTTGCAACTGTAGCTGAAGTTCCTGTGCCGGTTACATATTTAAATACAACGTTCTGTGAACCAGAAGTTGCATTTTTTAAAAAATAAAAATTTTGCACATCGACAGGTATTGTAACATTTCGTGATGCTGTAAGAGATCCTGTAAATTCTATAATTCTGTGTGAGAGAGTTGCACCTGTTGAACCATCAGATACTGAAAGAGTTGTGTCCCCTGAATCAGAAACAGCTTGTTGTGTAAAACCACCGGCTATTTGTTCTATAATTTGTAAATTTGTGTTAGTTTTATCACCCCATGTACCGGCGTTTTCACCAGTGTTTTGAAGTTCTATCCCTAGCGGGGTATATGATGATGCCATAAAAAATTCTCCTAAGCTGCTACATCATTATAGCTGTTATTTGTTCCTGTTGCAACATTTGAATAAGTTCCATTAGAACCTGTTGGTACATCAGAATAACTGTTATTTTGACCAGTGTCAATATCCCCATATGCAAAAATAATAGGTGTTCCAATGCTAGAAGTCATGGATTGCCCTGTTAATCCAACCTGCATATCTACAGGTGAAATACTTCCTACACTAGCGCTAAATGATTGACCTGTTAATCCTAGCCCTTCTTCTATTGTTAGAGAACCAACGCTAGCTGTTGCTGATTGCCCTGTTGGTAAAGCTACAGCTCCTCCTAGTCCAACTATAGATCCTAAACTAAATGTTGCCGATATACCTGATACTAATACTGTATCATTTGGTATTGTTACTGTTCCTAAACTTAAAGTAGCTGATTGACCTGTTAGATCTGCTTCTTGTGAAGAAGTTCCTTTAGCAGTTCCTTGTGATACTGTTATTGATTGACCAGATGGTTGAACAGTGTCATTTGGTGCAATCGCAGTTCCTTGTGTAGAGGTTATACCTAAACCTGTTAAGCCAACAACATCGGCAACATCAGGTGTTCCTAAAAACGCAGTCATAGACTGAGTTGTAAGTCCTACTGTCATTTCTATAGGTGAAATAGCTCCAACAGAAAGAGATGTAGATAAAGTTGTTTCTATTACAACAGGTACAAAACCCTCACCTTGTGAAGATGTTATTGATTGGCCTGTTAAACCTACAATTACATCAGGAACAGACGGCGTTCCTAAACTAGATGTTATTGATTGACCAGTTAATGTGATTACTTGATTAGAAGTTTGTCCCCACGCACCTCCACCATTCCAAGCTTGTGCACCCCAACCTGTCTTTAAAGTTGCGTCTGCGTTCCAGTAAGCTTGGCCCCAGGTGAACCTGCCCCATCCTGAAGATACCGACATGGTCGGCCTCCTATGCTAGTCTAATGATTGCTGTAGTCGCTGCTGCTGCTGGAAACTCAATTTTAAAAGTTCCATTACTCGCTGTTTTGTCACCACCAAAAGCTATAATTGCTACAGCGTTTGTTGTGCCTGAACCACCATCAGTAGTTGTGTTATATATCATAGCACCATTTGCAGTGAAAGATGCTGATGTGTAAGTTACATCTGAAAAATCTGTAAATGCAGTTGTCGAAGAAAGTGATACACCAGCATTTGTTAAAGTTTCTCCACCTGCAGTATAAGCAGTTCCAGATGTATTTGTAATTTCTTCTGATGTTGAGTATCCTGTTGTAGAAGCACCTAAGTTTGCATCGCTATCAAATAGCGCTAATTTAAAAGTGTGACCACCTGAAGATTCAAAACTGTGTTTACCTTGTAAAAGCTCTTGTTTAAAGCTTGAACATATTGCTGATGTTATTGCCATAATTTTCTCCTACGGGTTTACTGAGTTTACCGGTATTCGAACAGCACCATCTGTATAGTCATCTCTTCGTCTTCTACCGACTTGCTCGTTAGCAAACTTTTGTACTTCTTGTTTATATTTATTTTCATATAAAGTCAACATGTCTATCGGGCCTTTTAAAAATCCATATGCCTCTGATAAACAGCAATATAATAGACCATTTGGAAAATTAAGACTTAAATAATTAGTGTCATTACCCTCTAAAATACCAGCCATTTTGTTAAAATGTATTCTAGCTAAATAATTAGTATTAGGTGTAGGGGCTAAAAATATTCTACCTGATGTCGTATCAGTATTTCCAGTTGCACCTCCAAACATAGCATAATATTTAGGCTTTCCTTGAGCTGCTGCTGTTCCTGTTACATCTTGATATTCCTGTAAATAACTCATGTCTTTTTTTTCTAGGAAAACATTTGGTCCTGTTAAAACAGAACTAGAATCATAAACTTGAATTGCTCTTATAAATAAACAACCCGCAGGAGCATTAATACTTTCTTGTCCTGGAACTAAATTTACAGATTGTTGTCTTCTATCTGCATCAATAGGCACATCTCTCATTATTCTATATTGAGCGTTTAGAATTATATTTTCTAAAACAGCGTCTGTTAAAACATTAGAATCTGTTTCAGTATAACTTCTTATTTGTGTTTTTAACCCTGATGCACTTAATCCTGACATTATTGTACAACCTCCTGACAACGAGGACAAGATTTTCTAAACCGTAAATGTCCTGTGCAATGTTTTAATTTTCCGTTTTCTTCAATATATATTGGAGTTTCTGGTTCTGGCATATCTTCGTATAATTGAAGATGTTCATCCTTTTCAGGACATGCACATTGTTTAATACCAAATAAATTACAAATAAAATTTTTTAATTTTTTAATCATGCTGTTACCGTTACAGGTCCTGCAGATGCAGAACCACCTCCTCCTATTTCACTTATACTAGATGTTGTGGCTGTTGCAAAGGTATAATTATCATTATCTACTTTAGTAATTAAATAACCTGCAGCTAAATTTATTGTTGCTGCAGCCACTCCTCCAACAACAGTTGCATCTCTAAATCTAACTCTATCATTATTTGATCTACCATGATCAGGTTCATTTACAGATATTGTTGTAGATCCATTTGTTGTTGTAAATGGATTTAATGGTAAAAGTTTTGGAACAGCTGTTTCTGTTCTACCGGGTCTTACGTTTCTTAAAGATATAGAATCACCATTCATAGGTTTTGGTTCTAATTGTGGTTGTTTTGGCTCGAATTCTGATACGTGTACAAAAGAACCATTCCACTCTCTAACCATTTCTTTGTATGGAAACTCCATACCAGATCTATCTGATATTGCTTTTGCGTATTTACCTGTTGCGTACTTTGCCATTATGTTCCTGGGTAATATGCTTTTGGTGTTATGTGAGTGCTAGATGCAGAACCATCTTCTGCTAACGCTCTTGCAAATTCATCTTCATAAACTAATTTCATAGTTTGAGTTAATTGTGGTACATACTTCATAGCTAAATAATATGCTAATCCTGATATCATACAAGGTATAAATCTAAATGGAACATCAGTTGCATTAGTATAATCACCCACATCTTGTATTCTCTTTATATAGTAAAAATGCATATCTTTAGATGCATTTGTTGAATCTGGTGTTGGATAAATATGTATTCTTACTTTATCAATAAATCTTTCTACCCAATATTGATTAGGCGTGCCTTTAGATAATTTATTAGAAAAACCTGCATAAGTAGATCTATCTACTTTTGTCATTGGGCTATCTGATTGATCTGTTGAAGTTCTATTAGACCTTAATTGTGCTTCAAGAACATCTGACATACCAAATACATTTGCTGGTGTTGATACAGCACTCGTACCATCAGCGCTAGATCTAAAAAAATCGTAGTCTGATTGTCCTTCAATCAGATCCATGTTAAGTTCATCTATCTCCCAATAGTGGATACCTCTATTACCCCATTCTTGAAGTAATATATTTAATGTTCTTCTAGCATTTTTTAATTGATAGCCAGCAACATTCTGTTGACCTATTCGTTCAAAAGCCTCTTCTATTATTTCATCAATAGCAAAAGTTTTGTCGAACGTTGTTGTTCCCGAAGTAGTATTAGCCATTTAAACTCCTAGCCAGTGTAACCAATAGTCAAAGACGTTGTGTTAGTCATGGTTGCATGAACACCATTTTCAAATCTGATACCATTTCCTGGAACAAAAATATCTAAACCTTCTGTGCCAAAATCAGCTTCAAAAACTTTATCTCCTGTACTACCAGATGAAATATCTCTTAACACAACAACTGATGATGCTACACCATTTGCTTGTATGTAAGTTATTCTGCAAGGTCCTAAATTAACAGAACCACCAGAAATAGTTTTTACCTGTCCTGTGCTAGCTATATTTGTAAACTTTTGATCTGAACTCATATTTTCTCCTTAAATTAAAATGTGGGGCCGAAGCCCCACATTAATTATTTATTACGCTGCAAATGCAAATGCACCAGTAACTTGAGTTGTTTCTCTAGCTAATGATGTTGCAATGTGCCACGTAGCATCTTCATAACAAATAAAAGCAATTTGTCCACCGGTAGTCAACAAGTTTGTTGTTGCGTTTGCTGGTGTGAAAACTAATTGTGTTTCACCTGCTGCTGAAGTGTCAAAAGTAACCTCGTTTGCTGCTCTTGATTCAATTACTGAACCAGTTGCCCAAACGTCAGAACCTGCTGCATTAAAAGTTAATGTAGCTGTTCCACCAGTTGTGTCTTTTGATTGACAGTAAATTACAATTGTGCCTGCTGTTGCTGCAGGTAAAGTTGCTGCACAAGCAGCTGCACCTGTGTAATTTACAACAGAAATAGTATCAGCTGCTAAAGTTAGCGTAGACGCTGTTGCTACATCTGAGATTGATAAACCAGTTAAGTCAGGCATACCTGAACTCATTCTAGTAGTAAAGTCTCCTGTTGTAGTATTTTTAGTTGCTACTTGGAAACCTTTTTCCGACCTTACCGGGCCGTTAAACGTTGTACTTGCCATG